GATAGGCGATCTCGGCGATCTCCGTGAAAGCATTGGGGTACGCGTGCATGATCTCCGAACGAAAGCGTGTGCAGCCGAGCCCGACGTACCCCGGTCCGCCGAGGTAGGGGTAGGGAAAGCTGCAGAAGTCGTTGAGGCACGCTTCGAAGCTCTTGAACACATCTGCGTGAACAACGATGTCCTGCTCGATGATGCAGAAGTCTTCTTGCCAGCGCCAGAGATCAGAGAGCAGTTCGTAGTAGGCTTCATCGCTTTGATCGACCTTGATGAACTCGGTCGACGGCCACGCAGCTGCTAGTGCAGAGCGCACCGGCCGGCGCACTCGCGTGTACGGACAAACGACTCTCACTCGTCTGATTCGTCGTCTTCGTAGGAGACGCTCTCGGAGTTGTCGACAGCTTGCGCACGAACGAGATCCGCGTACATCTGCAGCAGTCCGATCTTCTCCCACTGCGAAATGCCAGCGCTCGTGTGCATAAAGCTCGACACTTCACCGTCAGCGGACAAGGCTTTGACGACAACGATCACTTCGATCGGTTGCGTGCCCTCTGGAAGCTCAGCGACTTCAACACCATAGGCAGACTCAAGCGCCATTACGAGCCGTCGATCGGTGTCTTGTTGATCCGCTGCCGAATCTGCAGAATCAGCTCTTGCGGCCACTGGTCAAACGGAACATCCCACGGATGAGGACACGTCACAAACGAGACGTGGTTGCCGCAGAAATAGCAGTCACTACGAGCCATCATCGACCTCCGTCGTTGTGTCATCTTCGAAGTACGGCGCAATCGCGCAGCGGCAGTTCGGGTGCACTGGCACGTCGCCGTTTGGCCAGTCGTCGCTAGCCGCGATCGGACTAGCGTCCGCATTGTCTTGGCAGTCGGCACACGCATCGCCTTCAGCCAACCACTCCAATTGTGCGACGTTGTTGGACACGTAGGTCTCGAGACTCGTCACCGTCATTGCTCGCGCGTATTCGGTGTCCGCAATCATCGACGCTCGGGCTGGGTCCGCCACGATTACTTGCGCCGCCTTAGCGGTAGCGCCGACCGAGTCGCCGTTTGCAAGTCCTGTCGCGATCACGTTCCCCATGCGGTCAATCGCAGAGTCGTTGAGACCCTTGATCGTGATCTCTGCGTTGTCGAGCAGCGTACGAAGTCCGCCGTCTGCGTCTTGTGCAGCGGCTTCACCCCAGCCCGGTTGCCATTTGTCCCAGTAGTCGTCCGGCAACTCTGCTGTGACGCTCTGAAGACTCGAAACGACAACGCCGCCCGCTGCGTGTGCAGCTTCATGTGCACCTTGAAGCGCTGCGTCACCGTAGAGCTTGGTGAGGACAGACTTCAGTGCTTCTGGATTTGCCGCGGCCGCTTGAAGTTCACGAGTAATCGCGAGCTTCGTTGCGTCTATATCTGGTTGTGGAACCGCTTCCTTCAGCACGTGGCCGTAGGTTGTGCGGATTGCGTGGCGCAGCACGTCCGCAGTGAAGGTCTGACGAAATGCGGCTTGAATCAGCGGCGTGTAGTGCTCAACGATCGTGTCGGTGTGCCGGTGGAAGCCGGCCGGTTGCCGGCTGCTGCTTTTCCCAGGTCTGCAAAGACCGCATCCACCTCCTCACGGTTCTGCGCCTTGTGCAGGGCAGACCAGATTTGGTTGTGAATCTCCGGCGGGAGACTTGGGTCGCTGAAGCGCCGCGGGACGAGACCCTTGCGAATGCGAGTGCGGCTGTTGTCTCGCCAACGACGCAAGGCTAGAGCGATTTCGAGTGCCTTCTGTGCCTCGTCGTCTTCGTCGTCATCCTCGTCGTCGAGCAGATCCTTCCCCTGAATACCAGTCGCAGTCGTGATGCCTTCAGTCGGATGTACTCCAGGACCGCCTGTGTTGTCGGCTCCGGTGTCCGCCTTGAGTGCGAGGATCTCGTCGATCTGGCGAATCGTGTCGAGGATCAAATCCTTTGCTACCGGCGCTGCGGCAGTCTGTCCACCCGCCGCAGCGTCCGGTGCTGTAACCGCCGGAGTTCCATTGGAAGCCGGCGGAGGAGTGACGACAGGGGGTTTCCCGGTCGACGTTGATTGAAGATCTCGAGCCTGTTGCGCGGTCGTCTGCGAGCTCGCCATCAACTCAGGCGAGCCTGCTGGCGGGATAACCCCAGCCGGCGCCGCGAACGGTGTGTCGACGAGTGCTTGATCTCGTGCCGGCGCGAAAGTCTCGTTGTCGATCTTGCCGGCCATCGACTCCAGTGCAAGCAGCGGAATCGGTCCGACGCGAGTGTTGTTGATGTAGCGCCCGACAGGCCGCTGCGCGTCGATTGCGTATCCCAATTCGAGCCGCACTTCCTCTGTTGAGACAACACCGTGGTCGAGGTAGATCCCCATTGCCTGCGCCGTGCCGACGCGGTCTTCGGTCTCGCGACCGTCGAGGAACTTGAGGCGACACTTCAGCTTGAGCCGCTCCTTCACGAAGATGTTGATCACGTCTTCGAGATGGCGCAACAGCGGGCGCGTACCAACGCGGAACTGCACGTCAATCTGCGTGTCGCCGGTCGAGCGGTTCACGTCGTCGGTGAAGCCAAGATCGTTCGGTGTGACGCCAAACGCAGCCGCGACACGACGCATCAGGTAGAGCGGGAACTGCTGATCAAACTTGTCGGCCGCTGCACCGATCGGTTGGAACTTAGAGTCGGACGGCACCCAACGGATCTGGTTCAGCTTGGACTGGTCTCCCAGCATCAGATCGTTCCACATCTCCTGCCACTCTTGGATCTGAGCAGGGTCGGACTGATCCGGTGGTGCCGTCATGAAACCTGCAGGAATCGAGCCTTCTGTGAAGTATTGCAGGAAGTGCCACTGGAAACGAAGATCGGTGTTGGCGGTGATCAACACGCCTTCTAGTGGCGCGAGCCCGTATTGCGACTCCGGCAGCGGATTGAACGGCTGATAGATGATGTCGGAGTCCGTGAACCAGATCCACGGCATCCCCTCGATGATCTGGACATACGCCGGAACGACATCGCCTTCGAATTGGCCGTCGTAGGTTGCTTCGGCGTCGTCTTCGTCTTCCGGGCGCCGGCCGTAGTAGTCGATCAGCGGAATGATCGTCGAGCCTGACACTACTTCGAGAGCGATTGGGTCACCCATCATGTTCTCGCGGACGTAGAGCGTCCCAGCGTCGTAGCGCAGCACGTCCTGCAGGTACTCAGCGCACCACGCTCGAAACGGCTGGCGCTTGTCCGGCGAGTCGAAGAACTCGGCGGCTGCCTCAAGATCAGATGTCACGTCTTCTTTGTTGCCGGGTAGCGGCTGCCAGCTGTACTCGAGCGAGCGCACGTCGTTGATCAAGTGGCGGACGCAGATCTGCGCTACGTCGTAGTTGTCGTAGAGCGCCTTCAGCGTGTTGAAGCTGACGCGATTCCAACGCGGCGTGATCTGGACGTTCTCGCCAACGGAGTAGTTCCACGTACGCGCGGGCTGGCGGTAGCCGGCGAAGGGGTTGAGCGGCCGACCAGGTGGGAACGCCGGACCCCAGCTAAGCCCTTGATCTTGAAGTGCTTGCTCTAGCTCGTCCGGGGTCTTCTGAAACTCATTCGATAGATTCGTCGTTACACGCTGTTGCAGAGCGAGCGACACTCCCGTACCCGTTCCACTTGGGGAACCGGGCATCGTTGCGGCGTTTCCCCCAAGGAAGCTCTTGCGGACCGCAGTCGCTGCTTTCGTGAATGCGCGCTCTTCCGCTTCAGCTTGAATCTTCGTGATGTCTGGGCGCCGGAGGCGTGAAGGTATGAGCGGCATTAGGCTCCTGAAGGATGAGGATCACCGTTTGCAAGCAGTGGGGTATGCGCGCGCGGCTCCGAGTGTTGCTCAATGAACGTGAAATCGTCACCTTGGTAGCGCTGCAGCAGCCACGCCGGATAGGTGATCTCGTGAATGCCTTCGTACTTGGCGCGATGATGAGTTGCGCAGAGCACCAGCATGTTCCCTTCGCTATCGACCCACTCCGCGAGCTTTGCGCGATCAGTGAGAGCTGGGAAGTCAGCTTCGACTTTCGCGAGATCGAGACCAAACTGCGACGCCCACTCGAAACGATAGTGATGCGTCTCCATCGCGCCACCTGTAGAATGGCGAACACCGCAGATCCAGCATGGCGCGTCCATGTCGTAGACCAAGTGGTGATGGGTCTTTACGTAGGTCGGTGAGTTCTTCCGCGGGGGATGTGGGGGATAGGCGACCGCCTCATCGAGGCGGCGAACGAGATTTGCCATTGCGCCTCCATCATCCGTCGATATTTTCGCTAAGCCCTTGACAAAACTGCTTTGATTACCGATACTTAGACCATGCAAGCAACACTCTCCCCACTTCTCCCGAAAGGAGACACCGTGTCTACCATCGCCTTCTACTGCCACACCGATACGACCTCGCTTGATGAGATCGTGGTCAGCGGCCGGACGGTCGGCGAGTGCTTCCACCGCTTCGTCGCAGAGAATGGCCTGCGCTCCGTTTCGTACACGCGGAACATGGGGCCGATGGTGCCGCTCGTGAGGTTCGCGTAGACCATGCAAGCAACGCCAACAAAGGAGAGTCACATGGAGATCAAAGTCGGGCAGATCTGGTGCGACCGGATGCTCAACATTGCTCACATCGTCATCAAGGCTGTGACGAGCGACGGTCGTTATGAAGTCGAGTACCCCGTCATCAAGTCACGCGCAGTCCTGAGCGCGTCCACCATCAACAAGTTCTACGAGGTGCAGGTATGAGACGAGTTCTCATTCTTGCTGGGGTCGCGCTCGCTCTTAGCGCGGCGCCTGCGTTCGCGACCGGAGTCAGCACAGTTTTCGGGCCGAGCGGTTACGCGGCGACCTTCAATGCACATACGTCGACAGTCAGCCGCTTCAACGGCGTCGATTATCTCTATGGCACTGCGCTTGATTGTGGCTGGGTCTATAACGGTCCGGGCGGCGTAGCACCTTGCGGGATCACCGTTTACAAATCAACCAACCTGCGGCAGTGGAAGCTGGTGGGAG